GCTCAGATGGTCGTCGCGGCGGTCCAGCCGTTCTCGAAGTCCTCGCGGTTCTGCGCGCCGCCGTCGAACATCGCGGTCGCCGAGGTCACGCCGGCCCAGACCCAGGCGTAGGATTGGTTGTTCGACCACTGCTCCTCGAAGTCCTCGCGGGGCTCGCCGTCGAAGCTCCCCGTCACGGCGGTGACGACGTCCCACGAGGTGGCGAAGCCGTCGTTGCTCCAGCCGGCCTCGAACGCCTCGTCGGCGCCGCCGCCGAACGGACAGAGGACCACCTGGCCCGACGGCAGCTCGGTCATGTAGAGGTCGTTGCCCCAGGCGTCCTCGAAGTCCTCGTAGCCCTCGGCGAGCGGGTCGAAGAGCGCGAACGCGAGGTCGCCGTCCTCGAAGGCGAGCAGCAGCTCGGACCACCGCTCGAAGTCCTCCCAGGCGCGGTACGGGTCCGGCCCGAAGCCGGCGATGCGCTCGCCCGCCACCGAGGTGACGAGCGTCCAGTGAGCGGCCTCGCCCGGGCTCGTCCCGCCGTCCTCGAAGCTCGGGTTCAGGATGGCCATCAGAGCACCCCGCCCGTGTCGCCGTTCACTAGCGTGACGGTGCCGAGCACCGGGAACTCCTTGATGGCGAGCTTCACGTCGGCGGGCAGCCCCGAGAGCTTCAGGTCGCCGTGCAGGTCGCCGATCTTGCGGACACCCTCGGTGTCGCGGATGACGTTGAACACGTCGGACCAGGCGACCTCGCCGGACGGGTTGCCGTCGGCGTCCTTCACATTGAAGCCGAAGTCGACGAGCGGGTTGGGCGTGCCGTCGGCCTCGCTCACGCGGAACATGGCCGCGAGGTTCGCCTTCACGCGCTCGCGCACGGTGGCGGCCGCGTGCCCCTGGCGCAGGTAGATGCGCGCCTCGACGTCGACCTTCCTGTAGACCGGGTTCTGGACGGACGCCTGGAACGTGAGCGTCGCCGGGTAGACCTCGGTGACCTGCAAGAAGACCAGGTTCTTGAGCGCGGGCGTCGGCAGGCCGCCGCCCTGCGGGATGACGTAGAGGACGCCGCTGTTCTCGGGAACGGTCGGGTCCTCGTTCGAGGTGAGCATGAGCGCACGAGCCACGCCGGGGACGCGCCGGGCGTTCACCTCGAAGTCCTCTCGCGTGACGCTGCGGGTGAGCGTGCGCAGGCTCTCGGGCGCGAGCAGCTTGGCCGAGGCCACGCTCTGGCGATCGGTCCCGCCCGAGGCCGGCTCGGCGTTCGTCACCGACACCTGGGCGGCGCGGCCGTGGAGGTCGGTGAACGTGCCCTCGACCACGACGATGCGGCCGGCGTCCACGTTGCCCGCGGCGCCGCCGCCCGTCTTGTAGGCCACGGTCACGGTGCCAGTCGGAGGGGCGCCGCTCGTGCCGTTGCCGAAGCGCACCGTCGCGCGGTCGTTCTGGTCGACGAGCGCCACGAAGTGCCGATCGTTCGGCCCCGAGCCGAGGAGGCTTTCCTTCTCGACGAACGTGCCGTTGGCGGCCGACACCGCGACCGAGGCGTCGAGGTACGGGGTGTGGTCGAGGATGATGTCGAGGTCGGCGAGCCCCCGGCTGTCGAAGAGCTGGACGTAGGTCTTGGAGTTCTCGACGACGCCGGTCGCCTGGCGCGCGCCCGCCGGGATGACCACGTCGGTGAGGAGCTGGAACCGGACGGGCTCGGTGACCTCGCGGGTACGGACAACGGTGCCGGCCGGGATGCGCAGGTCGGCCGAGGACGCCCGGGCCAGCGAGAAGACCGCCTCCGCGGTCGCGGCCCGCGCGCCGTGCAGCTTGTAGCCGAGCATGCGCGCCAGGGCGATGACGTTCTTGCGCTGGGTGGCGGTGACGAGGCGCGACTCGCGGGCCTGGTTGTCGAGGTAGTAGCCGACCACGTCGCCGACGAAGGCGTACAGCTCGAGCAGGAGGTTCCCGAAGCTGGCGACCGCGAAGTCGGACCAGTCCGGGAAGACGCTCCTGGCGAGCGCGATCAGGCGCAGCCGCAGGGCGTCGAAGTCCTTGTCGATCATGTCGAGGCTGGACGGCAGCAGGGCCACGACGAATCACCTCCGTGGTGGCAAAGCCTCAGAGGGGCCGTCCGGGGACAGCCGTCAGCCTTCGAGGGAGAGCTGGACCTCCTCCGTGGTCGCCGCCTTGCCGGCGTCCTTGGCGGCGCGGAACCGGATCTTGAGCTGCAGAACCGGCCCGTCGCGGGCGGCGGTGACCTCGACCAGCTCGGCCTCGGGCACCCAGCGCTTGAGGCAGTCGCGGACGTGGACGCGGGCCAGGTCGGAGAGCGCGGCGTCGTTGCGCAGGTGCCGCAGGACGTGGAGCCCCGAGCCGAAGGAGGTGCGCCATGGCAGCTCGCCGGATGACCTCGGCGTCGCGCCCTCGGTCAGCAGCGCCTGGCGCACCTTGGACGCGAGCAGGTCCTCCCCCGCCCCGGAGGCGAAGTCGCGCTTCTTGTCGCGCCGGAACGGGATCAGCAGGCTGGTCGGCAGGTCGCTCATGGTCGCCTCCTCACGGCACGGGCACGGCGCTGCGCGCGGTCTGGAGCGCCTCGATGATGGCGTCGATCGGCGGGATGACGTCGTCGAGGGGCCGCCCGGCGAGGTTCGAGAGGTCCGGGATCTCGGGGCCGCCGACCATGCCCATGAACAGGTTGATGATGCCGATCAGCTTGCCGAGCGCGGCCAGGCTCTTGCCGACGTTCGCCGCCTCCTGCGCGACGTTCGCCTGCGCGCACTGGGCGATGGCCATAAGCCCCGCGTCCTCGAGGTTCGTGGCGCGGTCGATGACGCCCAGGATCTGCTGCAGCTGCTGCTGGAGGTGCATGAGCTCGCTGCGCGCCTGCCTGAGCGTGTCGATCACCAGGTCGATGAGCCGCACGATGAGCAGCGGCAGCGAGAGCTGGGGGATGAGCTTCAGGAGCTTGGCGACCTTCTCGGCAAGGTCCGGCAGGCAGGCCGCGAGCACCGTGGGGTCGGGCGGCGGCCCGAGCGTGTCGGGGATGGCCTTCACGCAGTTGAAGACCGCGACCACGGTGTCGATGATGTCGAAGATCGGCATCAGCGGCGTGAGCGCCGGCTGGATGATCTCCATCAGGTTGATGTGCTCGATGGTCACCCCGCCGGGCAGCGTGAGCTGGAACGGGTCGGGGATCTCCGGGATCTCGATGCAGATGGGCAGCGCCACGGTCGCCTCCTTCAGATCGGGTCCGCGACCGGGCGCACGGCCCGTCCGGCGATGGTGACCTGCGCGGCCTCGATGCTGACGGCGCCCACCGCCTTGATCGTGATGGCGGTCGTGCCCTGGAGCGTGATGGTGTTCTCCTCGGCGTCGAACAGCAGAAAGTCGCCGGTCTTGCGGTTGGTGAGCTTGAGCTTTCGACTCTTCTTCGTCTCGTCGAGCTCGATGCGGAACGTCTCGGTGGCGAAGACGCGGTTGTTGGGCGGGTCCTTCTGCGCCTCCTCGGGGATCTCGCTCTGGCCATCCGGCTTCCCCCAGTGCGTGCAGAGGTAGTACGGCTCGTCCACGTCGCCCTGGTTGAAGAAGACGGCGACCTCCGCGCCCTCTTCGGGCACGGCGAAGAAGCCACGGTCCTTCGAGCCGCCCCCGACCGTGCCGAGCGGCCAGGCCCACGGCCCGTAGGGCTCCACCAGCCCGGGGACGCAGACGCGCACACGGCCGAGCCCCTCGGGGTCGTTCCGGTGCGTGACGTGCCCGACGTACATGCCGGTGAGGCGGGTGTCGTGGCGGCCGATGTCGTCGTCGAACTGGCTGAAGCCCATGGCTACTCCTGCATGCTCATCTGCGCCTCGGGGTCGTCGTAGCCGACGCGGCGGCCGTCCTGGCGGTACTCGATGCGGGTGCTGCCCGTCTCCGGGTCCACCGCCTCGACCTGGGTCACCTCCCCGTCGTTGCGCGGGCGCGTGCGGTTGCGCTCGCCGCGCTGCTCCTGCGCGACCTTCTTCGCCATGCGCCCGGTGCCGTCGCGGGTGAGCTTCAGCTCGCAGGTGTAGCCCGAGCCCGAGACGACGTGCTTGACCTCGGTGACGTAGTACTTGCCCGAGAGGAGCTGGGTGATGCCCCGCACCTCGACGATGCTCTTGGCCCGCAGCGTCGGGTCGCCGACCACGTTCATCGAGAGCTTCATGGTCGACCGCTCGGCGGCGCGGAAGCGCGCGGCCGACTCCCGCTCGGCACTTTTCCGAGGTGCGAAAGCTGGGCTCGTTTACGTGACTGCATTTATGAATAGGCGAGCGATGGTCACGTACCTCGGCGACATCTCATGGGAAACTGAGGTGTGGGTGGCTGACGCGCCTTCTCACCTGATTCACTTCGACGGGAAGAGGTTTCTTGGCCCCTACTGACCGCAACTGGCCAGCCGTTGGGCTCCAGTTCGTGTGTCACCCCGACACGCCCCGGCCGCATGCGGTGGCAGTCGTCGTGTTCGATCCGCCGCAGGGGCGAGGGGGGAAGAGGCCGGAACCCAGCCCACCCAACGCGTGCCAGCCGCGTGCGCCACGATGGCTCCCCGTCGGGGTGCGAAGGACCGCGATACTCTCGGTCGACGATGGGAAGCGTGTCCTGTCGCGGGGTGTGGATGGCCCGGCGACAGAACGCTCGAACCACGAACTGACCTCGGGGCACCCCCAGCTTCATCGCCGCCGGTCCCCGATGACCGGATACCGGCCTGATCCCTGTGACGGGCACGGGGGACGGCGACCGAGTCGGGAGACTGCCGTGGCTGGACGGGTAGATCTCCTCCCCCGTGAAG